ACACAAGAAGGAGTTTGCAGATAATGTTACCAACAACAATGCACTTTTATCCCGTATGGATACAAAGGGCAGGAAGCGCACCGAAGATGGTGGGTTGACTATTGTGGCCGAGCTTGATTACGCTGAGAACAGTACATATCAGCGTTATTCGGGTTATGACAGCCTCAATGTCAGTGCTAGTGACGTTTTAACTGCGGCAGAGTACAACTGGAAACAAGCGGCTGTCCATGTGACCGCATCCGGTCGTGAACTGCGTATTAACTCCGGCGACACTCGTATTATCAACCTGGCGAAATCCAGGCTGACCAATGCGATGCGTACCTTTAAAAACAACATATCATCCGATATTTATTCTGACGGCACTTCAAGCAATCAGATAAACGGGATCCAGGCTATCGTTAGCAACGCTGGCACAGGGACCGTCGGTGGTATCAATTCAACCACATTCTCATTCTGGCAATCAACGGTGCAGAGTGCGGCTTCCCCGATCAGTGGCTCGGCTATTACAGTGAGTTCCACGACCTTTGAGAATCCGTTCATGCTGCAACTTTGGCTGGAATTGGTTCGTGGCTCGGATAAGCCTGACTTGATCGTTATGAGTAACGATTACTTTACCTTTTTCGAGGGATCACAAACAAGCCTGAAACGCTATGCTGATGACAGCAAGGCACAGGCTGGCTTCGTTTCGATGAAGTATAAAACTGCGGACGTCATCTTTGATGGCGGTTCGGGCATACCCACTGCATCCGGGTATTTCTTAAACACCGACTATCTGGAACTGGTTTGTCATCGAGATGCACAAATGACCGAAGTTCCTGAAATGCGTGCTATTAATCAGGACGCAGTAGTCATACCGATAATCTGGATAAACAAGATTCCATCTTACCTGTCCCTTTTAGCTGCGAAGTTAATCGATAATTGTGTGAATTGCTGGGAAACCCTACGGGGCAATCAGCAGCCAAGCCTAGTTTACTAGGAAGGTTCAACGACCATCCCTGAGAAGGGAGTAGGAATTACAGGAGTAGTTCCGAAGCGCACAACAACTCACTGAGTTGATGATATGGTCTTATCTTGCAGGAAACTGCAAGCGGTTCAAGGATGAGCAAAATATTGGGGTAATCTTTGTTGCAGTAACCGCTCACTCCAGGGCATCATAAAAGCATAGGAGGTCTATCATGGCATACGCAATAACATCCAATAACCATGTAGGCGCACAGCCTATTGCTAACAACTCAACCGTGCAAAATCATAAGATAGGCACTATCGTTACCGCCTGGGACCCAACCTATGGCGAGGGCGAGTTTATCTACCTGGTGGGCGTTGCCTCGACTTTGGTCGGGACAGTCGTTACCTGGCATGATGCTGACACGACTTTGGGACTGACCGCATTTTCAACAACGGCAGTAGACTCCGGCGAACCGCTTGCGGTTGCTATGGCTGCGACTGTTGCTTCTGAATACGGCTGGTATCAAATCAGTGGCATCGCGGTTGTAGGTAAAGCCAACACGCTTTCACTGGCTCCGGGTGTGGATCTTGCAATTGCCTCAGGTTTGGCAATCGCAGCAGCCACTACCAACCGGGTCAACGGATTGAACACGTCTATCACAGCATCAGCATCAACGCTTGTGATTACGGTTCCTTGTTTGATTCAGCGACCAACGGGTCCTGGTGTGGGTTAAGTAGTTATGATCCCCCGGATAATTCCGGGGGGTTTTGGAGGTAATATGGCAAAGTTACAAGTAGTCCAGGCAGAACATCAAAATTCTATGGTAGAAAATCCATTAATTCTGCCTCTCGTAGTATTACCCAATACGCCTGATGAGGAGATCCGGCGCAATATAAGGATTAATTCGGCGCTGGATTTAGAATGGTTAAACACAGTCCAAGAACATGATGGAGTCGCGGTTTTAGTAGGTGGCGGGGCATCTATTGAAGACGAAGTTCGCCAGATTCAAATATTACAGTGTTATGGCGCAACAGTTTTTGCCATGAACGCAGCGAGTAAATGGTGTTGTAAGCATGGTATCGGTGTCGATTATCAATGTATTCTAGACGCTAAAGAAGAAACGATTTCACTGGTTGATTATGGTGCGAAGGCATATTTATTTGGTTCACAGGTCAACCCAAAGGTAATGAGGGCAGTAGAAACCCCTATTGTTTGGCACTGTAATACCGATAATGATATTGAAAAAGACTTCCCTCTTGAGAGAATAAAGCAGGGAGGTTATGTTCTAGCCAGTGGTGGATCAGCGGTTGGTAATAGTTCCATGACTGCGATCTATGCTTTAGGGTTTAGAAATTTTCATATATTCGGGTTCGATAGCTGTCACCGAGATGGTAAGTCTCATGCTTACGATCAACCTATGAACAAACATATTCCTAATGTCGAGGTGACATGGGGGGGAGAGACTTATACCGCAAGCGTAGCGATGAAAGGCCATGCCGAGGATTTTCAGGTAATGAGCCAGGCGCTTAAACAGTTAGGGTGTGAGTTCACTGTTTACGGAGAAGGTCTTTTACAGTCAATGTATTTCACGACCGCGAAAGATATGTCCGAACAGGAAAAGTACCAAACAATGTGGCAATACGATATGTATCGTAATCATTGTCCTGGCGAGCGGGTGATTGACTCTTTTTTAGAACACGTTAAACCGGATGGAATTATTATCGATTATGGTTGTGGCACAGGGAGAACGTCACTCGCCCTACTAGATAAGGGGCATGATGTCATGTTGCTGGATTTCACGGATAACTGTCGAGATCAAGAAGCTCTAAGTCTACCGTTTATACAGTGGGACTTAACTATTCCAATCCCCGCAAAGGCAGACTATGGAATATGTACTGACGTGATGGAGCATATCCCGCCTGATGATGTTGAGACAGTCATTACGAATATTATGGATTCGGCTGAGTCAGTGTTCTTTCAAATATCAACGGTTGAGGACTCATTCGGTGAATATGTCGATGCTGATTTGCATTTGAGCATCCATCCTCACGCAAGATGGCACTCTATTATTTCAAGCATTGCGACCATCGTATGGGAGCAAGACTTGGGGGAAGTGTCATTGTTTCACGTGAAACATATAAACAAGTTTAATAACGACTGTCGAGAGACATCCCAACAAAGGAGCATATAACTATGACCACAGCACCAATAGCACTGATGGAGGATTCACCTCCGTACCTGGATTTTGAAATTACCGCCGTTGAAGATCGCGGCAAATCAATCGAAAAAGGCCGTAAGATTTATTTTGATGTTGAACAAGTCTTTATTACCCCAATGGGTGACAATAAAACCCAAGTCATCAAGGCTTGTGATGAATGGCTTTCACACCTTAAAGAACGACTGCATCACGGAATGATCAGTGAAAAATATTATGAGTTTTGCAATGATTCTTATAAGGCATGGAAGAATAAACGTGCTGCACCCGTGATCGGGACACCGATTGAAGAATGGCCACAGGTTACAAAATCACAGGTCAAGATGATTCTCGATGCTAATATACGAACTATCGAAGATTTAGCTGCTGCCCCTGATGAGGCGTTGGGTCTGATTGGGATGGGTTCACGCGATCTTAAACGCAAGGCTGAGATTTATCTTAAATCAGCCACCGATCATGGTGTAATCTCAGAACAGGTCTCCAGCCTGGAGTCTCAGGTTGAGTCCGCAAAGGCTGAAAAAGAGGAAATGCTGCAACGTCTCGCAGACCTTGAGGCGAAACTTGCCGAAGAACCTGTCGTTAAAAAGAAGGATGCTGCATGAGCTTAATCACTATCATTCAAGATGTATCAGCCGAAATCGGTTTGAGTGCACCGACCTCAGTGGTTGGGAATACGGATAAGAAGATTATCCAGCTATTGCAAATAGCTCAACGTGAAGGGAAACAACTCAGCGACCGATATGATTGGTCAGCAATGCAAGCAGAGGCGACCTTTACCCAAGTCGCTGCCGCTTTGCAGGGCACGGTTGCCGACTTGCTTGGTAGTGATTTCGATTACATTATTAACGACACGATGTGGAACAGAACGACCCAGCTTCCTATCCTGGGACCGTTAGACCAACGGGATTGGCAAGCACTTCAAGCCTTCCCGGTCACTGGTCCTTATCCACAGTTTCGGATTCAACAAGGCTCGATCTATTTTTCTCCCGATGGGGCGAATGCTACTGACACGATTGCCTGTGAGTATAAGTCGAATAATTGGTGTGAGAAGTCAGACGGTACCGACCAATCCAAGTGGGTTGCGGATTCCGATGTCGGTCTGTTGAATGAAGAATTAATGACTTTAGGGATAATCTGGCGCTGGGAAAAACGCAAAGGGCTTGATTATGCTGAGGACTTCAATATTTACGAAAGTCGGGTGGCTGACGCAATGGCTCGCGATGGAGGTAAACGTCATCTTCGCTTGGATGCAGGGCGCGAAGATCGCATTCCTGGAATATTTGTCCCTCAAGGCTCCTGGTCTGTATGAGAAAACCCACCCTTTTAAAAGTCCCCGAAGGGTCGAGAAGGCAAGTTTCTAAACATTACTCGGTCCCCGCACCTGTAAAGGGTTTGAATGCGCTCGACTCTATTGCCCACATGGACGAGGAATACGCAGTCATCATGAAAAACTGGTGGCCGACGACAAAGGATATTATGGTCCGTAAAGGCTGGGCAGATCATGTGACCGGATTAACGGCTCAAGTTGAATCGTTAATGCCCTATATTAAACCTGATGGGACCGAGACTTTATTTGCTGCCGAGGGCACTGACTTCTTCGATGTTACCTCATCCGGAGCAGTCGGCGCTGCGGTCGTTTCAAGTCTAACGAATGCTCGATGGGATTCTATAAATTACACCGTAACCTCGGGAACGGCTTATCTCTGTTGTTTTAACGGGACTGATTCCCCTGAATATTGGGATGATTCCTCGTGGACCGCTATTACAGGTATCTCGACTCCGGCGATCACAGGCGTAACAACGTCTACTTTAAAGGCTCCGTGGGTACATCAGCGAAGGCTGTGGACTATCCAGGTTGATACATTAATCGCCTGGTATCTGCCTGTCGATGCGGTCGGTGGGTTAGCGAAGTCTTTAGACTTATCAGGTCTGTGCAAGCGGGGAGGTCATCTGGTCGCGGGGGGTAATTACACAATGGATGCGGGAGATGGGCCTGATGATTACTGGTATGTAATTACCTCAGAGGGTGAGATCGTCGCCTATGCCGGGACCGATCCAACTTCTTTGGCAAGCTGGAAGCTGATCGGGGTCTGGTATGTGGGTGAACCTATCGGAACACGCCCTTTATTCAAGTTCCGAGGCGATGCCTTACTAATCCTTAGAGAAGGCGTGTTTCCCCTGTCACAAGCCCTTATTTCAGCGAATACGGACAAGATGAAGGCAATTACGATCAACATCAAGGACACGATGGCCAATGCTGCGGTCAGTTATAATGCGAATTTTGGCTGGCAACTGGAGTTTTATCCCGAAGCGAACATGATTATCTTGAATGTGCCTACAAAAGAAGGCTCGCTTCAAGAGCAGTATTGTATGAACGCAATCACCGGAGCATGGACAACATTCGGTGAAATTTCGGCGAATTGCTGGACTATATTTAACGGACAACCTTATTTCGGCAGCAATACATCAGTCGGCAAGTTTTGGGGTGTTTTCAACGATAACGGGAATAATATCGATACTGACTTGCAACAGGCATTTTCTTATTTTGGCACTCAAGGTCGGTTAAAGTCTTTTAAACTGCTTAAGCCTTATATATTTTCCGATGGGACACCGACGGTCTTTACTGATGTTAATGTCGATTTCAGGGATGAGGCTCCCACTGGATCGCAATCGTTTACCCCGACGACTTACGGTGTCTGGGATACCGCTCAGTGGGATGATGGCGTCTGGGGGGGTGCGCTGGATATTACTGATGAATGGCAGAGTTGTTTCGGCGTGGGTGTTAGTGCAGCTTTGAGAATGCAGACTGCTTCGAATGGAATTGAACTCAGGTTAAATTCGACTGATTATGTTTATGAGAATGGTGGCATTGTGGGGTGATAATCTCCCAGCCTAAAGACCGGATTGCTGATTTTGTATCCGATATTATTGGCGAGAATCATTTTCCCTTTGAGAACTTTTCAGCATTAGGTTTGTTAAAGAATGACGAGTTAATTGCCGGAGTCATATATAATCACTATACCGGAGTTAATATCATGGCGCATATCGCTGCCGTACCCGGGAAGCGGTGGATGAGCCGTGAGTTTTTATATGCGATGTTTGATTATCCGTTTAACCAGTTAGGAGTGAGACGAATTACGGGGTTAGTCCCCAAAAAGAATAGAGTTGCCAGAGAGTTTGACACTCATCTCGGCTTTGAATACGAAGGGAACATGCGTAACGCATTACCTGACGATGACATGATTGTTTATGGAATGTTGAGAGAGAAGTGCAAATGGTTAAAGATAAAATCAGTCAGTGGATTGAATCATACCTCTATCGCTGCGGGTTAATTCTATTTTTTGGGAAACCTGATCCTCCCGCCCCCCCGGATTATAGAGGGGCAGCAATCGCGCAGGGAGAAAATAACCTCGAGACAGCTCGCCTTCAAGGGCGACTTAATAACCCCAATATGTTCACGCCTTATGGTTCCCAGACTGTTGATTTCGGGGAAGGGGTTTTCGATCAAGAAGGTTATGATCGCGATCTAACGGCATATAACGAAAGGCAGTCGGGGGTACCTGGAAATAATCAGTGGGATCTCGGCGGCAATAACAGGTTACGGACATTTAGAGGACGCGCTCCGAATAGAGAAGACTATTTTTCAGAAGGGACAGACCAACCCACTATTACTCAAACGCTGTCTGATTCTGAACAGGGCATCTTTGATGCTAACCAACGTATTAAACAATCTATGTTGGATACCGGAGAAGCTGGTCTTGAGAGAATCGACGAGTCTATGGGAACTCCGTGGGATACCTCAGGCGCTCCGGGCGTAACGGCTTATGCTGATATGGACAATACTAACGAGGTCGCGGAAGCACTCAGGGCGAGATATATGCCTGACCTTTTGGAGAGACGGCAACAGGGCATGGATAACCT